TTAAACTTCAATCTCTGTGAAAGGTAATGTTGGAGCAGAACCAACAACACGTCCATTTTCAACATATACGGCTCCCTCTTGAACGCTGTCGCCTAATACTACACTTTGACTGCTATCACTATACTCAACGAGTGTGGTGCCATTTGGGTTGAGTGTAACTATGGTTGCTATTGTGCGTTGTGTTTTATCGAGTACTGAGCCTAGGCGGTTTAGTGTATTAGACATTGCTGGTCACCTTAATAGTTTGGCTTACCGTTATAGCGCCTTGTGCGTTAATAGAGGCGTTTATGGTTAGGCTGTCGCAGGTGGCTTTATATGTAGAATTGCTATAGGTAACACCTACTAACATGCCTGGGCGAATGGGTGGCAGGTCAGCTTTTATTTTAGTACGCATTGTCGCTTGCTGCTTGTTACCACTGTTTGCTAACTCACACGTGCCGCGCTGCCTTGCTGCTTGGTTATCTGTTATTAGGCTGTCTACCACATCACTTGCAAACTTATCGCCTAGCGTACCTGCACGCTTTATTTTACAGGCTACACCTTGCTGCTCGCCCCTTACAAATACTGCGTTATGCTCTTGGTTAATGGTTTGGGTTGTATTGTGCTCAAGTATGATTGAGTCGTTTAGTATTACATCACAAATAGCGTTGTCAGTGTCCCATGGCATTACAGGCCAAAGCGGCACAATAGATACCGTTTTGTTTGCGTTATCTATATCAAGCATTGCGCCTACCGATTTAGCCACGCTTAATAATGCTGCCGCTGGGGTTAAATTTGTATAGCTAAATGCCCCTGTTGGTATTGCGTAATCAATCATTTGATTGTCGAGTGACCAGCCCGTATTTATTAAAATATCAGACATGATCCCCGCAAGTGTTTTAGCCGTTGGGTTAGCGTAATTGGTAGCGCGGGCATATGGCGCTGATAGTAAGGCAAAACGACTACGGCAGCTTGCGCTATAACTTGCATTTGCAAAGCTATTACTGGTGCTTGGCTGCTCGCAAATTACATAAAAATCGTAGCCATTTATTGAGATTTTAAGCTCTTGGCCCAGGGCACGATCAAAGTCGATACGCGAACAGAATTTAATGTTACATGTGGCGCTAAATTGACCGCGTGAAATAGAATAACTAACGCTGCTAATTAGTATTTTTAAGTCGTCTGATACACGCACACAATCGATAGTTGGCTGCATAATGTATGTATTCCTAATCTGAGGTTCAATGGGTATTTTTCTATCTATGGTTGGTACATCGTCATCACCCCGCACTAGGCCACCGGGTAAGCCCCAGTAGCATATTTTATCGGGGTTATTAAAACGCATAACTAAGCGGCCATTGTGCAATTGTGCAGGCTCTGAAAACTCTAAATTTACGTAGCCTTTAAATGGATGATTTCGCCAGTAACAAATGTATTGCTTGTCAGTTTCGCCGTAGTGTATTACAAGTTGTTGGGAGTTCAAATTTGGGTTTGATGACCATTTAAAGGTATGCTTTGCTTCTATTATTGGCCTGTAATTCCAGTGTAGAGAGGTCTCTTGTAACTCGCTATCCAAAAATGTTAGCCAATATGTTGAAGTAGTCTGGCTTTCTCTAAGTAGTTTCGTTAGCCAATCTGAACTCGCTTCATTATGTTCTATTTTGGTGTTCGTTTTAAATGACAACAACACATCATTAACTACTGGCAAGCTGATAGACCATAATGCTGTAAATTCCTGTTTATTTGTATCACCATGAAGCCATGGCATAACTACAGTATTCGTAATGTTTATTGAAGACCAAACGTTGTTGACTTCTGTTTGTATTACTTCGTTAGTTACCCAGCTAGCTACAAAATCAATACCGATAGGTGTTAATGCTGGCTCAATAACATCAATGGTAAAACTAAGTTTGATTGGTGATGTCGTTATTTCTTGCGAGTAACGTTGCTTAAACCTAATTTCAATCATTGTGATAAGTCTGTTATTTCTGCAATTACTCCATCTAAAATACCGCCTGTATAAGCTAAGTTATCATCAAGAATTATGCAGGTTAGTAATGGGTTAACGCCATATTTTGCTGGCAGTATAATTTCAATAAAGGGTGCGCTTACTTTGCAGTAATAAAGACGTTTAGCGCTCTCTCTATCAAGAATAATTAAGCGCTCCGCATCTGGATCTAAATCTATGTTTAACTTAGACGCAGGCGTGGCTGTTAATCCTGTTTTTATAGTTGTGGTTTGAAGTATATTTTCAGCAATAAATCTATCAATTGTTACATCAATAAAGTTTAGACCCGTCACTGTATCCGTTGCATTTTTATAATATATTTGTATTGCTGAAACATCTTGAGACGGTGAATAATCACGCTCAGTCCAGTTACCATCAGGGTAAGCCTGATAATCTCTTCGTGCGCCGTTATTTAGTATTTCAACACAACGGCAGCGTGAAGAAGAACCTCCAACGGGGTAAAATTTATATAAACGCCCTGGTGTAACTTCAATTGGTAAGCTGGTTTTTGCGCCGGGAGTTTCCGTATACCCGGTGCCACTTCCATCATAAAAAATATAACCATCTGGTGAAAAATCACCTACAAATAAATTAGTCATCCCACACCTCAATATTTAAAACTAACCTGTTAGGGATATTGCTTACTGCTTTAAGTAATAGGTAGTTATCACCATAATTTACTGTAGCAGGCCAAACCATATTCTCCGGATGGCCAACCAGTGTGCTGTTTAGGCCCGGTAGCGAACCTCTAACCGCTGGCGTAATGGCGCTCTCTATAATAGGAGTACCATTTATATCAATCGCACTGCTATAATCTTTATGAAATAGGTGCACCTTACTAAGGGTATTTGATGGAATTATGTTTGTTGTTGGTATTGGGATGGCGGTTCTAAATGGAAGCTCATGGGGGACATAAAGGGAAAACTCTGTACCTCCATCTGCATCATAAATTTTTATGCCCTTAAGCGCAGTCTGCTCTGCATAATTCAGAAACATAATATTTGTTCCATAAGCTGATGTTGCCGATGTGCCTTCTAAAGAGCTGTTTTCAGATATAAACGAGCAAATAGCTACAAACTTAGCTGAATCACCTGTGTTTGCGTTTGCTAAATCCCCTACAAAAAAACCGCTTTGGTGATTTGTTCCCGGCATATCGTAACTACCTACGTCACAAAAAAAGCAATAAAACGCTTTATCTGTTCCAACAACTACCCACGCTATGTTTTTATCTTTAAATACTTTAAAAGCTTGTTTCCAGCCTGTATTTTCTAAATTATCAGCGTCAATTACATTGCGAGCTGATTGAACTCGCACACCTTTATCATCGTCTAGTCCTGTTGAACTGCTAAACACAACAGAATGGCCTGAGCCAAGATTTTTATATGAGCAAGCAAGTGATTCGTTTAACTCTTTAATCCAGCCTAATGGTAATTTCGAGCCATACCCAGTTACTAAACACTTATCTAAAATGTTAACTAATTCGCTATAAGTGCAATTACCTGCTTGTGGTGCGCCGGGGTCATCCCATCTGTAAATAGTAGGTGTTTGAGGCATTGTTTTAATCCTTATTTCCACGAAAACTTAACGTTGAATTGTCACGCACTATTTCAGAGTGCCCGGGTGATACTGATCGTGTAACCATAGTTGGTTTACTTGCTGCGATGGTTTCAAACAAAAACGCTTCACCAGGGTTTAATCCGGCACCAAATGCCGCTTTGCGTAATATGAAATACGGTGCGCCTGCAAAGCTGTTGATAGGTGTGCAGTCGTTTAAAATGTCACCGCTGTAAATGTTGCCAACAAACTCACCGATTACGTTATAAGCGGTTGTTGAGGTAAACACGATTGCCCAGCGCTGGGCTATTACACCGATGTTTGTAACCTCGATTGGGTATTGAGTGGTGTTAATTGCACTTGATGCACCCGCGCCAAAATCAGCAAAGTTATTTTGCCATGCAGCTAGTGTGCGCTCGTCTTTTGTTTGGGCTTGAAAGTCACCTAAAACCTGTACGCCGCTAAGTGTTGCACCAGCTGGATAAGCTCGGCTAAGGGGTGTTAGTAGGCTTATTTGATTGCCTTGTATTGCGTCAATCAATGCAAGCTCTGATTGAATAGCCGTTACTATGTAAGGGGCTGTAAAAGCGCTAATACCAGCATTTATGGTTAGCTCGCCTGTGGCGCTATCGTAGCTGTAGTTATCATCGGTTACAGACCAAAGGCTTGCGCCTGTGCTATCTACAATGTCGATAAAGTCGGCATCGGCCAATACGTTTAATACTTGGCCGCTCGTTAGTGTTGCAGCGTTTGACCGTGAACGATTTTGCACACTCACCGGTGTAAATTCGTGGAAAATACGCACATTACCGTTATTTGGTAGCGTTGAGGTATCAAAGCCGCCTGGTGGTGAGGGTACAGTGGTTACTTCCACTTGGTTGTAGTCGTAAGTAATAGATGCTGGCTTTACCCCTTGGCTAAACTCAATATCAACATAGCCCGTTTCGCTTACTGTGCCGGTGCAATTAGTGCCGGTAATATTGCCGCTTAAATCGCTTGATGCTGAGAACGTAGTGCCGGTTGCACTCTCGTAAGTGATATAAAGCGAGTCGCGCGCAAAGCTGCTGTCGGGTAACTGCCATTGTTTAGCGCTGATGGTACGATCACCTTTTTCTATAATCGCGCCGAGGTTTTCGGTAATTGTGCCGCTGTAGTCTACAGGGTCAATTTCAGTAATAACGCCTGTATCATAATTAATGGTCGCAAATACGTAACCGGCTGAAATAAAGCGCCCTTGACCATCATCTGTGTATATGGTTTCTTCGGTGGCTTTTTTAAGGCGCACATGGCCTTTTAAAACACGCTCACCCGCGCCTAGCGTAATAGTTTGGCTAGTCGTAAATGAGTGAAAACGTAAGTCCTGAGTAGACATATAAAAGAGCGTAAAATACTGGTCTTTGGTAACAGCTGGGTTAAGCGTGGCTGATATTGAATTACCCACACGGGTTAACTCTTCTTGAGTAAGCTTTTTAGTTATTGTTACTAGCCTATTCCCGCCAATTGAACCCTGCCCTGTGTAGGCTTGATACTGATATTCAGCATAAAAATTAGGGCTTTGAGTGAGTAAATCGGGCACCTCAATATTTACTTCTGATATTTTGCCATAGCTTAAAAGTCGCTTAGTTCTGTAAATGGCTAACTCATCGGCTTGAGGACGCAGGCCAATTTTAGAGCTAACAGTTTTAATGCTTGGCGTTAACGAGCGGCTAACAGACTCAACGGTAAGCGATTGGCCTTGTGCAGCAACTTGGGCGGTTAATAAGCTCGTGCCGTGGTATTTGGTTGTTTCTGCTGAAAGTAAAGGCAGCATGTCGGCTACGGTGTCAGTGTCTTTTAGCTCTTGTGCTTCTACTAGCAGTACGTTTACAAGTGCATCGTCTGGTTGGTCACTTAAGAATATATGTGCATCTTGCAAGCGGCTTGCATCGTCTGTGCTAAGGGCTGGGTACAGCTTTACTAAATCAAACGATGAACGCGCATGATCAATGTCACTAATTGAGCTAAACACATCGTTAAGTTTACCGCTCACTATTGCATTGCTGGTACGGTGGCCACCAGCGTATAGCTCGTTACCAATGCGCTGTGGTTTAAATATTTTTAAATCGGTTCTAAGCATTATTTGGCCTTTAAACGGTTTTTAAACGTAGGTTTACGTTTTGGTAATGGGTTGGTGCTGCGTCTGAAAAGTAGGTATGTGGCGTGGCTTCTACTGCTTTTTGGGTGTGGTCCCAAACAACATTAAATACCGTGCCGCGTATAGTTATTTCAAAGGCATCAAGCGTGGTTTTTGCATGCTCAAGTAATGGATTAACTACGCTTGCCTGTTCAAAATCGCTGTATAAATTAATTGGGCGGCCTAGTGGTATAAGGGTTTTTTCTATGTGCTGCGCGCCGTTTAATGCGCGCTCTGCTTGCTCGGCAACCGGTATATAGTCGATTTCATCAAGCCATGTGAAATTATCTAATTGCTGTGCGTTAATAATAATCATTGGGTGTTACTCAACTGTTCTAGGCGTTGTAAAAACTGCTCTTCAAAATCGGCTAAAATACTGGCTGTTTGCCCACCTGGTAAAGCAAGTTCTAAGCGCACTGTTTTAGCGTTACTCGTACTTGGTTGCTGCTTTTTAAGTAGCGCAACAAGCTGGTTAACGGCGTTAGTAAGGCTGTTTAACTGAGTGTTAGAGGGACTGTAACTAGGCGTGTTATTGCTCGCTGGCGAATAGCTTGGGGTGCTGCTGTACGTTGGTGGTACATATTGCTGCACCGCTTTTTGAGCTGTTTGTTGCGCTTTTAGCGCGTTTCGCTGTGCGTTAATGGCCGCATTTAATGTGCTTTTTTGCTCACGTGTTAAATACGTAAGTTGCTTATTAATTTTATTGTATAAATCGCTAAGGGCGGCGCTGGTGCTGGCGTTATCTATTTGGCTGCTAAATTTACCAAACTGGCTATTAGAAAAACCCTCATTAGCACGTTTCGCTTTTTCGTCACGTATGGCCTTGGTGTCTAGGTCGTATGCGCCTGTGCCGTTTTTTTCTTGGTAGTCTACAACATCGCTTACACTGGCTCGCTGTTCTGAGTTATAACGCCCTACACTAGTAGCGGCTGTGCTTGCTGAACGTGATACACGGTCTAACTCGTCGCGCTGCTCACGTAGGCTTTTAGTTGCAAATTCGTTAGCTTTTACTTGGTCGTTAGTGGCTTGCGTAGCTGCGCGGGTAGATGCTGTGGCCGCATCTTGAGCGCCTTTAAAATCGCCCAATAAGTTATTTACAACGGCTAATACATCGCCCAAACGCTCTTTTTGATAGTTGTATTCTTGGGCTGTTAACGTACCTGCTGAGTAACGATCGTTTAAGCGGGCTAATTCATCTGTTAGCCGGCTGTGCTCTCTTTGTAATTGTCCTAGGCTTGCCAGTTCTAACTGCTGAACACGGTTTAAGTCGGTGGTTTGGTCGGTTAAGCGTTGCTGCTGAATAGTAAGCGCGGCTTGGGCTTGGGCTTTTTGTTCTGCGGTGGCCGTGCTGCTTGCCATTACTTGCTGATTAGTAATGATTGCCGCACGGGTTTGATCAAGCTCACGGGCAAAGCGATTAACCGCGTCGCTGTTTGTGTCAGTAACAGGCTTAAGGGCATTAGCTTTTTCAATGAGCTTATCTAGCTCTTTAGTTAGGCCCAATGCAGCTGCTGCGGCTTGAATGCTCGCGGGTATAGTTTTATCTGTTGCATCTGCGGCAGCTATAGCAGCCTCTGCCCATTTTAAATATGCCTGGCGTTGTATGCCTAACGGCTGCTCGGATTGCTGCATTAGCTCGTAAGCAGCGCGCAGCTTATTAGCTGTATCGTCTAGGGCTTTGGTTGAGGTTAAACCAAGCTCTTTGTAGGCTTTTTCAACATCGCCAGCAAATACCTTTTGGCGCTCAAGCATTGCGCCGTGCTCTTCGAATTTAATTTGTAGGGCATCTAAAATAGCCAACTGGCCTTGGTACTGCTCACCCGCGCCTTGTATTGCCACACGGGCAGACTCAATGCTTTGAATAAAGCCATCAACCCCAACGGTTACACCGTCCATGGCTGTTGCTTGTTGCTCTAATGACGCTATGGTTTTAAGGGCTTCGGGTAGCGATAAGCTTAAAAACGCCTGGCGCTGCTTTTCAGCTTCTAGGGTTTTAGCGGTGGCCTCGGCTAGCTTTTGTTGCTGGTACTCAACATTTATATACTGCTGGTTTGCCTCATCCCAAATAAGTGTGCCGGCTTCTATTAGCGCGTCTAACTCGGTCATGTTGGTAATAACTAAACCAGTAGAATTAGATAAATACTTTAGCTCGTCAGCAAGTAACTGGGCTTGTTGGGCTGATTGCTGCTTAGATTTGCGCAGCGCTTCTTCTGCTACTAGCAGGTCTTTGTATAGTAAACCTACGTCTATTAACTCGGTAATTAACCAGGTGTATAAGCCGGCTTTGCCCACGGCTTTTAAGGCCATGCCCCACTTACCCGCTGCAATGCCTGCGGCATTAGTGGCTACGGTGGTAGCGCCTATAGCTGCTTGGTAGGTTCTTAGCGATGCAATGGCCGTAGTAGCGCCGCTGATCACACTACTAAAATAGGTACCTACTTTAAGGGCTAACCATACTTTGGCTACGGTGGCTATTTCTTCGCGGTATTCGTACATGGTAGTAACGGTGTTTTGTATTGCTTTACCCGTGCTTACGATGGCGTCACTAATTTGCTGCGCCCATTCTTTTAAACGGCCATCTTTCGCCATGGCTGCAAATTCGGTATTAAGGGCGGTTATTTGCCCTTTTAACCACTCCATAGCGCCACTTTGCGCTATAAGGTTATAAAACTGGGCCATGTTGTCTTTAGCGTTAGATACCTGCCCACTAAATAACGCCATTTGCGCAGCTGCTGAACCAACGCTACTACGCCCCATTTCATCAATTAAGCCTTTAATTACATCGCGGCCTAACTTACCTGCTGTAGATAATTGCTGTAACTCTTGTACGTTTTTGCCGGTTGATTTTTGCAGTAAATCCCATACGGGTATACCACGTTCAACCAGCTGAAGTATTTCCTCGCCTTGTAATTTTTGTTTTGCCCATGCTTGGCCTAATGCCAGGCTTACACCTTGCACCTCTTGGAACCCACCGCCCAGCTTTAATGCTTGGTCGGTAATAGACTGCAAGGTGCCATCCATTGGATCAAGGCCAAACGCTTTAAGTTTTACAAACGCCTGGCTTACTTCGTCCATTTGTAACGGGGTTTTTAACGTAAAGTCTTTTACCCATGCAGTGGCTTTATCACCTGCGGCAATGCTGCCCATAAGCCCCTGCATTTGTACGCCTAGCTTTTCAAACTTATCACCGGTGCTAAATACTTGGCTTACTGCTTGGGCTACTCGATCAAGGCCAACATACGCGGCGGCCAATGCGGTAACTTTGCCTATTACACCGTCTAGGCTTTGTGCTTGGGCACGTTGCGCTGTAGTGCCTTGGCGTAGCTCATTGCTAAACTTATCGACTGAGCGGCCTGTTTTATCAAACTGAGCTGCTAAATCGCGCTTTGCGGCACGTAAGTTATTCGTGTTTACGTCTGACTTTTTAAGGGCATTTTGTAGTGCGGTGTGCTTACTTGTTTGCTGGGTAAGCTCGGTGCGCATTTGTGTTAGGTCTTTTTCTGCGGCGTCGAGTGAGCGCGCAAGTTGCACAAATGGCTTATCGGTGTTTTTGGCTTCGGTTTGTAATTGTTCTAATGCGCGTGCAGCTGCTGCGGTGGCAATTTCTTGTTGTTCTAATTTTTGCTTTGACTGCTCAAACGCACGTATTAGATCAGCTTGGTTAGCTAATCCGTCTAATTCGTTGGCAAGTTTACCCGCTGTTTGGCTGGTTTGTTTTGCACTTGTATCGGTTTGGTTTAACGACTCATTGAGCTTATCAGCGGCAGGATTAGCAGCATCGGCGCTTTGCTCAATATTTTTAAGCTCTGTTACCAGTTGCTCAATATTTTGCTTGCCTGTGGCCTCAGCAACTATGCGCAGGGCTAATTCTAAGGTTTTATCTGCCATGGTGTTAACTCAGTTTAAACAAGGTTTAAATGGGGATAAAGGGGCAAACAATGCCCCTTTATAAATACGCTTAATAGGGCTTATGAAGCGTCTAGCTCGTCAATGTAGTACGGCTCATTTTTGTTTGCTACCAGCTTAGCTGTGCCCTCAAGCGCAGCGGTTACAAACTCACTGCTTGCTAAGTCAAGCTCAGAGGTTGGCATCATTGAGGTGTCGTAAATTTCAAAGTTAACTTGCTTACCATTGGCTAGGTTTGTGCCCTCGCCAAAAATACGTAAGCGCGTTTGGCTTACTGTTGCACCGTTAATGCGTTTACCAGTGCGGGCGTTGTAAGTACCGTTAATAGTAATACTGCCACCAGCATCTAATGCACCGCCTTTAATGGCGCGTATCATGCCTAGCGCAAAGTTAAACTCGTAATCAACACCCGCAACTAAGGTTTCGGTGGCTTGTTTTACTACTACATCGTTTGTAAAGTTTTGCCCTGGTACTGAAACCCATGATTGGTTAGCAGGCATGGTTACGGCTTCGTCGGTTAATGTTCCGGCTGCGTCGTTAATTGCGGCCACATCACCCATAAGCGCAAGTGCGATCATTTCGGCTGGCTGGTCGTCAAACTCCCATGTAATAACGGTTGGCTTGCTTATTTTTACGTCATCAAGTGTTTGCCCCTTAGTGGCTTTTTTATTTGATGTACGTACAACCGAATCGGCTTCGGCTTTAATGCCTAGCTTTGTGGTGTTAATTGGGCCAAAAATTTGGCCGGTGCTTATGCCTTGCTCATTTAAGCGGTCTACAAAAATGTTGCCCGCTAGTAAAATACCGTCGCTCATATTAAAGCGCTCCTTTAAGTCTCATTTGACAAGTAAAAGCCAGCGGGTAATACGCATGGCCTTTGGTGAATTGGGGTTTAGCTGGGGTGTTTACTCTAAGCCATGGCCCCGTGCCGTTAAGCACTTTGCCCGCCATAGCGCGAATAATGTTAGTTATGTGCTCACCTGCGTTTGTGTCTTGCTTACGTACTACCAGTACAACAATCCATGTTTGGGTTAGCTGCATTAAATGGCCGGCGTTTTTACTCTCTGGTAAGTTATCGCCGTAGTACATAAGGTGAATGCTGGGGGTTGTTTGGACGTCTTCTTTTACGTTGGCTAGCTCGTCGCTTAGGTAAACACGCTTAATGCCTGGTACTTGTTCAAGCGCCTGTTTAAGTGGGTTTTGAGCGGCAAAATAGTCGGTAGTAATTTCAAACATTAAATAAACCCCTTTGACTTTTCACGTGAAAACACAGTACCTGCGCTTTGTATGGTGGCGGTGTCTTGCACTTTTGCGTCTTCGCCTAGTGCGTTAACCCCAATGCTTAGTTCTCCTTTAGCCACTGAGGTTAAAAACTTTACTGCTTCCTTGTAGCGCGTTTCTATGTGCTCTGGGGTGTCGTTTGTGCCTAATTTATAACGGGCAATATCACAACAAAATTGCTCAAGTAGGTTAGGCACCGTTACAAGCGGCAATTCATAACGCCCAGCTAAATAGCCGTTAATCATGTCGCTTGCATCGGTAATGGCCTGCTCAATAACTGCGGTATTAATTACATCAGCGGGGGCGTCGTCGCGTTCACTTAAATAAATAAGCTCGCGCTCACCAAAGCGCTTTTGCATTGCGGCTATTGTTGCGTAGGCCATTTACTCGCCCTCGCCTGCTTTGGCTTTAGCTTCGGCGTCTGCACCAAGCAACCATTGCCATGCAGCATCACGATCTTGTGCTGATACTTTAACGCTAATCACTTCGCCCTCGGTTTCGCCTGGTGCTTCAAAAGTGACTTGTTCACACTTAGGCTTTTCGGTCATTTGCGCACCGATAATAAGCGCGATTATAGGTTGTAGCTCTTGTGGGGCTTGGGTGTAATCAACAAGCTGGTATAGCTCGGTTTTTTGGTCTAAATCTGCACCCACGTTATTTGCGTCCAGCTGTGGGTTCTGCGCAGTACTCGCATCGAGCGGTACAGCTTGCACCGATAAGCGTGGATCATTTTCAATTGCTTCAAGCTGCTTTTGAGTAAGCTGATCTGCGGGTAATGTTTGCTTTCCGCTGGTGAGACTAATGCCGCCACGACGGTAGCCCGTAGGCTGCGTGCAATGGACAATGATAGCCGCAAGGGCAGTAAGCTTAAGATTTTTAGCCATTTCATTATTACTCCTGGTTTAAAGCGTGGGGCTTTAAAGCCCCGTGCTTAATAGGGTTTTATGTGTGGTTAAAGGTAGTCAGCTACTAATAGCTCTACGCGGCCTTTAAGTTCGTTTGAGCTGTTTGATTCCATTTCACGCTCTAACATGCGAGTGGCTAGCTTTTCCATGCTTGCAGGAACAACTAACATGGTTGGCTTAATACCCAACTTACGGCCACCGTCGGCTTTAAAGCTGCGCATTTTTTCGATGCTTTCCCATAAGTTATCTGGCGTTAATGCACGTTTGTTAGCAAAGGCAAGTTGCCAAAAACCAAAGCCTGCGGCATCGCGGCAATCAACGCCGTAACGGTATTCTTTGCGAGTGAATACGGCTTCGTCGTCCATTTTTGTCATAGCCAGCAAGTTAGGCGTTTTGCGCTGTTGAAAAATAAGCGGCTTAAGGGCTTTTGAGGTATCGAGTACGTACCAGGCTTCGCCCTCGTAGGCTACATCTTCGGCCATATTGGCAGTCGACACCGCTACACCTGTGCCGTCGGCATTTGGATAAACCGGATGATCAACATCAAAATAGTTTTGCCCGTCGTAGCACAAGGTTGTAAAACCAGCGGCCAGCAATGGGAAAATCATTTCGTCTGGGTGAATAGCTGCGGCGTTACCCATTTCTTTAAAAATAGGTGAGTACACGCCTAGGTTGTCGTCTTCAATGTCGTTGCGGTCTACGCCTACCGTTGACTCGTAATCGTCGTTGGTAATGGTGTACGCCTGCGATTTCATACTTTGAATATTACGATCGCCAATCCATTTAGCCAGGCTTGGAAACTTACCCAACCAGCCATAGGTATTACTGGCCGATGTAGATTTAATTACACTGGCAATTTTATTAAATTGCGGTGCTGCTTCTGATTTACCTTGTTCAAACTCGGTTTTAAAACCAGTAAACAATGCGGTTAAAAGTGCTGGGGTCACTAAAGCCATTAGTTTTGCTCCTGTTTAGCTTTGGCATAAGCAGCATGGCTAAGACCTAGCTGGTCTGCTGCATACTTGTCTTCTGCGGTGAGTGCTGCTAAGCCGTCTTGATTTTGCTCTGGCTTAGGTGCGTGAGTGGTTTGCTGAGCCGTTAAGCTTGCAATTGGTGAACGGGCATCTAACACAGCTTTTAATGCAACAACGCCTTGCTGATTACCTAAGCTCGTTAAGTATTCAACTTCGCTGGCAATAATGCGGCCATCTTGTTTAGCTTTGCTAATTTCCTGCTCAACCGTTTGGGTTTCAGTGGTGCTTTTAAGCGCAACCATTTCGGTGTGCAATGCGTTGTAGGTTTCAACCGGCACGTACTTCGCTAAATTAACCTCAGAATCTGGGCTATTAGCTTTTAGTACGGCAACGGCATCGTTTGCGTTACTTAACTGGGTAGTGAGCGAGTCGGCTTCGTCGGCCTTGGCCTTTAAAGCAGTGAGCGCTGTTGTTGCTTGGGTGTAGTCTGCATCGGTGATTTTCTCACCATCCACAGTAATACCTAGCAAGCTCAGCAATTTTTGAGCTGCATTCATGGGTGTATCTCCATTGTTAACATGGGTTTTAGAAGCCTTTAAAACCGCTACTTTGTCCATACCGTCTACCGCTGGGTCGTTGGTAAGGGCAAAGTGGCGTAATTTGGTTGGGCGGCCTGTTTGTTTGTCGTAATGAAAAACAGGGCTAATAAAGCGGTATTCGTCGTTTTTTAGGTGTGCGCGGGCGCTGGCTGTCCAGCGAACATTAAGGGCATAAAGCCCCTCGCCTGGCACATACTCTAAGTCGCTTGGGTTAAACCAACCGCTTGCTGGGGCTGGCTTGCCGTTTTCTTCGGCGTGTAAGGTTTGGTGCTCGTAGTCAAAGTGGTAGTCGTTGGTGCGTGTGCTGGCTGTGCTTTTAAGCAGCTTAAAAGCGTCTTGGTCTAGTAACCAGGCATTAGCAGGTACGTCGAACGGGCGGCCATCGTGCGATTTAAAATAGCCGTCTGGCATCACCATTACGCGCTCGCTTATGCCTTGCTCGTTTATTTCGCTGGCAAAGCGGCACGCAGCAAAGCCTAAATCAGCCGGCTGGTTTGCTGATAAAACAGCTAGTTCTGTTGTAGTTTCAAGTAAGCTTTGGAATGGTTTTTTCATGGCTGAGCACTGTTTGAATAATCTGTGCTCAGTATGGATTTAGATTTGAATTGGTTGGCCGTGCGGTGTTTCGGGAATTAAAAAGTGCAAATTAAATATATAAAAAGCGATTAACTATAGTGATTAGTAAGATATAGTTCTCTCTTAAGTATTACAACCCTGTTTAAACAATGTTTAAAATCGCTCGTAAGGCTTTTTCTTTATATTTTAGATATACCGTAGGGCTTCATAAGGAAAAGCGGTCAAGGTGCCTCACAACGTGCCAGCTGTGATTCTTAAAATGGTGGGTTAGGCATTTAGTGCTAATTAGTTGATGTAAAAACATTATTTAGTACCACGCATTAGATAGTAAAAAACATGATATGATATGAGATTAAATTTATATAGATAGGAGGGTATATGGAGAAATTTTTCGTAACTAAGAGGAGGCTTTATGCCCAAAAAGAAAGGTATTACCAACCTAAATGGTAGAAATAAAACAGACTCAACATCGACTAGCGACCAAACTAAGAAAGATGTTAAGCCTGTAAATGCAAAAGAAATCATTCTAACTTCCATAACCAGAGAGTTCTTATCTCAGATGGCTATGTTAATAAAGGATAACTTCTTTTAACCTTAAGTGGTCATCACATATATGTGATGACCACTTCGTCACTATACACACATTGTTTTTATGTGCATATTCGATTTAGTTATATAAATATACAAATATACAAATATACAAATATACAAATTTTACTACTTCCCCGCGTTTTCAACTTGTGTGTTTTTTTTGTCTTCTTTTTTAAAGTCGACCTTTTTTATAAGCTCCATCATCAATTCTTGTGTATTTAAAGGAAAACTGTCTTGTTGAGCTACATTGGTTTGCCTTGAAGCAAAAATACGCTCAGCAATTGAAATTTTAATTCTATTTTGGTCTGCTTCTGGAAGCGATGCAATATAAGGTGTGATTGCTTTTAAATCTAATGCCGTATGATGGTAGTTATATTGCTGTTCGCGGTGTTTAGTCGACTCTCTTGAGAGGTATGCTGCAGGTATTGATAGAATAAACACTAGCACTGTTCTGAAGATTGAGCTTTCCCAATCAAAACCTGAATGAGTTGAATCATAAAATGAATAGCAAACTATAATAATGATTACAGCCATACAGGCAAGTGAGCCATATCTTAACCAATTAGCGGCTTCTTTTTCACTTAAAGCACTTGTATCGTAATCTTGAGCCATAATTCGATTACTCGCTTCACCCAAGAAGCCTTCAATTTCAGATTTTTTCCTAGTTACATCTTTTAGGCCATTTTGATAAATTGAATCGGCTCTAGCAACTTGCTCATTGTATTTTTTTTCTAGAGTCTCAACTTTATCATTTAACTCTCGCAATTCAATTTCTTGTTTAGAAGTATTTGCATTTATGATTTCCGTTCTTTCCTGTGCTCTATTGAATAACTTGTCTAAGCTTTTTTGCCCATGCTCAGCAAATAGTTCTATTTCTTTTCTCGAAAGAAGTTTAAATTCTTTCAGTACTTCTAATTGTCTTATATTGGATTGCTCTAGTAAGTGACTGTATTCACCTTCTGATTCAGCTAAACCTATATCCTCAGCCAAACTTATTAGCTCCAATTCTGAGTTTGCCCACTCACTTAAGGTACTCAAATATCCTGAAAAATCATTTAAAATATTAAAGCCTGAGTTGGATAAATCAGCGTTAAGTTCTAATGCATTTCTATATTCTTTACTAAAGTTCTTACAGGCATTTTGCATGCCTTTTAACTTATCACTCACTACTTTTATCTTAGATTCATAAGTCTCAATAACGTACTTGTTAAATTGTTCTGTACCGGGTGTATCAGCAAGCTCTCCATCTTGTGTAAAAGGTATTAAATGTTGATTTACATCTAAATCCATATCACCATATAAACGTTCCAATTTTTTGATAAAACGACCGAAGCCATCTAAATCTAACTCCCTAAGACTCGATTTATTAATTCTTTCGATGAATTCGCTAAGTTTAGACAATCTTCTGTTTATATTCTTTAGTTTTTCCATTTGTTCACCGCATATTAATTTTTAATAGCGACTATATAAGAAATTTACTACATATCTCAATTACTTCTTTTTCGTCGTCGCTTGATAATCCTAAAAATGGACGTGCTGGTATGGCGGCTAAACGGGGTGGCATATCGCTTGTACCACCAAATTGGTGAATAGCGCCGTATTCCATGTTTGTACCAAACTCTAGTGATTCGTCCCCGATGTTATAAGCGAGCGTGTCGCGCAGTATGTCGTTTAGCCTGAGTATTTTATCTTTGTTCTTTTTTTTACGCTTGGCGTAGTCGGGGCTAAGTGCTTGCCATGGGGTGCCGTCGGGGCTGCGCTGCTCGTCAAAGTGATCGCGATGGGTGAGCATTAAGTGCTCGCCCACGTTACCCAATGCGGGCGCTAAGTTATTGGCATTTTTAATCAGCTGGGTGAGCACATCGCTTACTGCTTGTGCGCCTTGAGTGCTTATTTGTATTTTAGCGCCAGCCATTACACTAGCCCCTCTTCAAAGGCTTGGGCGTGTGTTTGCTGGTCTAGCCCTGCGATTAGTGCAGGGAGTAGGTCGGCTATTTGGTCGGCCTCTTCACCTTTAGCATGTTGATATAAGTAATCAAACTCACGGCACGTTTGTATGCTGTATGGGGTTTGCTTTAGCAGCTGCTGCGCTTGTTGTAGTAATGTCATCGTCTTTTTTCCTGTGATTTAGCGGCATCTTTTACAAGTTGGTCTATCCAGCTTACAAGCTCTGGTTGCCATTTTTTAAGCTCTTTGCGAGCCAGCGCCCAGGCGGTAAATGCCTCGGCAAATTCTTCGTATTTGTTGGCGGCTCCGTAATAGGTTACGGGTAAGGCGTTTTTTAAAAAGGCCGGTGCGCCTGCGTAGTAATGCACTTGGTGCCCTAGTTCGTGTAGCCATGTGGCTACCACTGCGTGGGCTTCGTTTTTATCCAGTGCGTTAAGTGTATCTGATATTGTGTGATCGCGTTTTAAGGTTTGCCCATTGTGCTTAAAACTGTACTTACCTGCGTTGTTAGCGGCAAGCCTTACGGTAAGCGCTGCGGTGTCTTGCACGGCTTGCATGTCTACTTTGGCTAAGTTTTGGCTGGCTTTTACTTTTACCACTACGTGCTCAAACCCCACTGATGTAAACCCGCCTACCCGTTTAGGGCTTCGGGTGGCGTATTGCATACGGGCGTAAAAGTCATCTACATCTAAGTACTCGCCTACCTCACTGCGTATGGCTGCGTTTGCTTTAGAACCTGCGCTCATTTCGTTACTTTTTACAAACAGGGTTTTAGTTTGCTTGGCGGTTAAAAAGCTGTTTAAGCCGTTAAGTACTTCGCTATCGAGCTGGGCTAGCAATGGGTCGAGCTTTAGTGCTGTGACGTTTTTAGCGGTGCTGTAAGCCGATGGCACAATGCGGCTTGCTTGGTAGTCTGCTATACGCTTTGTAAGCGGTGGTTTGTCGGCCACTTGCTTTTTAGCCTGGCTTGTTAACTGCGCTGTATTTTTGGGGGTGTAGTCAAAGCCCGGATCAATACCGCGTGGTAGTTCAAACTCTTCGCCTGTTTTTTTGTTTGTCCAGGTGTAGTTACCCTCATCGGGTGCAGTGCCTACAGTTAGGCCACGGCGCTTTAGCTCACGCTCGCTTAGGCTAAACTTTTTACATTTGCAGCCCCAGCCGTTTTGTGGGCTGTGGGTGTCCCACCATGGATGATCAACCGGTAGCACTAGGTTGTTCCATTTTAAGTGCAGTACGCGCGGGGTTTCGCTATCGCCGTGTTTGTATAGTGCATAAGGGCGGCTGGCTTTTAGCGCTTGTATTTGCCCCTCGCGCCCTGCGTTGTAGGCTTGGCGTATATTGGTTTCGTATATTAACTGGCTGCGCCATGCAGGTTCCCCGTTATGATCCCAACCGTAACGCGATTTGATGTTATTAAATTCGTTTTGAAACCAGCCCAGGCTTTTACCCTCGCTTATGGCTTTATCGACTGAGGTGTAAAAGTCGTTAAGCATGTCGGCCTTGGTTACACCTGCTACCATAAATGCGCGGTTATGGGCATTTTGCCATACATCATCCCAGCTGGTGCTGGGTGTGTTTAGCTTTTGCCTAAAAAAGCGTATGGCATCATCAAACGGTAATGAGCCGTATCTAACAGCCATTTAACGCCCCTCATCCACTTCTAGTGCGCCTAGTAATTCGCTGGCTGCCATGGCCTTTGCCATTAGCTCGCTAAAGCCCTCTGTGCTTATTTGTGGCTCTAGTTCTAGTATGCCGTCGCGTATTTCTTCTAAACTGCTGGCGTTTTTAACCAGCTCGGTTACGGCATCGCTCATGCTGTTTAAGTGAGTTTGTGCTTGTGCGGCCAGCTGCTCGGCTACTAGGTCGGCGTTATCTTTTTGCGGTGTATTTTTAAGTGCAGCAAACCCCTTAAGTGCGGCGCTTGGCTCTGTTGGTGTAGTTATTGGGGCAAGACTTAAAATAGCCTCGCCCTTTTCTGGGAGTGGTATTTGGGTTTTTTCACTTACCCAGCTAACCGGTACTGGGTAGTTGGCCTCGGTGAGTATTTTAAGCGCAGGTGCGAGTACGGCTATGTCGTCGGCTTCGCTGGTGTCGAATTTAAAGCGCGGGATACGGCGCGCGCCTGAGTAGCTTTTAGAGTTAAGCGCGTGCATTGGGTAAATAATATCGCGCGTTATGGTGTTGGCTACTTGCTTTAAATCGCTTTCGGTTATGTCGTCTAGCACGTCCATGTGAATGCTGCCTAGGGCGTTTGTGCTGGTTTTGCCATCGGCTTGGCTGGTGAGCGTTGCGCCTAATACGGCTTTACTTTGGGTGGTTTCACACCACTTGATCATGGCTTCAAATGGGTCGGCTTGGCCGTTGGCTGCGTTTTGAAAGTCGATTTCCATGCCTTTGGGGATTATACCGCCTGCATTATGGCCGATGCTAAGCACGGCACGTAACAGGGTGGCTTTTTCGTCTTCGCTGGCACCATTAGGGTATTTACCCAGGCGTAGCGGTAGGCCGTAAATTTCTAAAAATTCGGCTAAGTCGCGTATTGAATAGTTTTTAAATAAGTACGGCCATGCCACGGTTGAGGTTAAACCGGTGCGGTGTATATAACCTGACTTACTGCGGTGAACGTGGGCACACCAACCAAATGGGTTTAGCGCTTGGCCTGTGTAGCTGTTGTCACGCAGCATAAGCTGATTGCGGTTATCTGGGTGGGTTTGAAATAGGTTTTGATCGCGAAATTCGTAACCGGTAATAATATGCTCGCCGTTATCAAACGCCCAGTTAAGCTCATTACATGAAAACGATTTTAGTATGGCGTCGCTGCAATCAAATAGTAGGTCGTCTAGCCAGGTGGCATCTTCTAGTATTTCTTGAATTGCTGCGGCGTCTTTTTCTTCTTGCTCTGTTGCGTTGCGCGGTGGCTCTACTGACCAGTCGTACTTAAGCCAGCCTCTGCGGCGTTTGGTAAGTTCGCTAAATAGGTGGCCGTCTTTGTCTTCCATGTCTTTTGCTAGGTCGGCCATGGCTGATAAGTTACCTGCATCGGCATCTTTTAATAGTTGCGACAACTTAGCAGGGGTAAGCGCTTCGCTTGGGTGCTCAGCATATTGGCGCATTAGCATGCCAATGCGGCTATCTTGCTCGGTTTGGGCTTGCTTAAAGTCGGTTGAGTTTAGCGGGTTGCCGTGAATGTCTACTATTTGGTTCATGCGGTTACTCTTATGATGGGCTTAACGCTTAGCACGTATACGTCTAGCGTTTTACTGTGTTGGTGGGCCTTGGCTAAATTGGCGGCGGTTATATCAAGCTGCTCTGCTTTGGCTGTAAATAGCGCTTGGTAAACAATTCTAAAACGTGGCATTACCAGGCTGCCTTACGATCACTTGCAAGGTCGTCGCTGTGGTCGGGGCGTAAGCTGTTAGCAGCTTGCTGGGCTTTGCTTGGCAGTGGTGTGTATTCTATGGCGCTGCCGTCCATTTCGGCTGCCCGTATTAGCATGGCTATTGATACGGCGCTATCGCCGTGGCGTTTGTTGCCATCGGTGCCAGTGTTTTTACCTTTATCTACCTGTGCAATACCGTTTTTAAGTTTAATTTGGCCTAGGTCGTCTAGTACGTCTTGGTCTTTTGGTAGCGTGATGTTGTTCGTTTCAAAGTAGTCTTTTAGTTTTGGCATCCACTCGCGATACCAGGCTTGTGATAAATGCACGCTATCTACTAGCTCAGTGCCGTATTTAAGGCTTGCTGCTTCGGCTAAGAAACCACCGTTACCTGTGGCGTCAAACGCTAGGCCACGTAGTTTTGGTATGCGGTCACAAATATAGAGCATGATTTGCTTTTGCTGCTCGTAAGTAACGTTGCGCAGCTCGACCATAAACGGCACGGTTAGGCTGGTGTCTTGGTTTATTTCACCAATACTGAATACGGTTAAATCGCCTTTGCGGGCAAAATCCTCACCAAAGGCATGGGTTAGATCAGGATTTAACCCACTGAGTAAATCATCTATATTTTGTTCAAGCCATGTGGCTACGTCTTTTACTCGCTGCTCTTCTGTCCAGCTTTCAAAGTCGGTGGGGGCTTCGTAGCGTATTACTTTGCAGTCGTCGCTTAGAGCACGTTCGCGCAGGCGGCGGCTCAGGTATTGGCCTGCGCCTTGGCTTGGTACGCAGTATAGCTCCTCGTTTGCGGCATCGGCAGTGGGGTAAAAATCAACTTGATTAGCTAGCCATTCGTCTTCTTTGGCTTGCGTCCACGTTTGCCCACTTACCAAACAAATGCGTTTATATAGCCCATGTTTTAGCGCTTTATCAATTGGGATATGATGCACGGAATACTTTTTAGTGCCGCGCCTTGCTTGGGTAATTAGAGTGTTAAATAGGTTATCTACGCCGTTATGGGTTGAAATAATACGTACTCGACCGCCCCACATGGTTAAGGCCATAGCGGCTTTTAGTACTTCGTCTAGGCGGTCGTGGAATGCGGCTTCGTCTATTACTACGTTGCCTTGACGGCCACGCAAGTTACGTGGATTAGAGCTGAGCGCGACAATTTTTTTACCGGTATTTGGGAATTTAATTTCAAAGGTGTTGATTGATCGCTTGGTGCCGTCTGGGTCTTTTTCTTCAAATATGCCCTCTTCCACTTCGCCCATTACCATGTTGAGCTTTTGCGCCCAAAATGCACAGGCGTCTATAAACTCCTTAGCCATTTCTTTGTCTGAGCCAAGGTAATAGGTGTTCTGGCCGTTGGCGGTTGCTGCTGCGCTTAGTACGTCGTCTAGTGCTTCGGCAAAGGTTAACCCAGTACGGCGTGACTTTTCGGCAATTTTTACTATTGCTTTGTCTTCCATCCATGCTTTTTGATAGCCAAAAAGTATGTCGGTGCCCATGGCAACCGCTAACGAACCTGACACTTTGCTAAGCGGTAGCTCGTTGGTTTGGGTAACGCTTTGCGCGGTGCTAGTCATGCTTTAGCCCTAATATGTCACGTTTGAAAAATGCCAGCATGTCGTCTGCGGTTTGCGGTAAGTTTTCGTTTTTAACCTTTTGGTCTAGGTCTTTGGCGAGCTTTTGCGCATAAGCTTTTTCGATTTCTTGCTGGCGTTTGTGTGCGGCCATAGCGGTTTGCTCTAGTCGCTGAGCTGCTAGCATGGCGTCTTTTATGGTGTCGATGTCTACCGCTGCGTCTTCGTCGGGGTTCATCATTTGTTGCTGCATAGCGCGGAACAGCTGAGAACGGCCCATTTCTAAAATAAGCTTGGTGGTGTCGCCTGTCGGCTTTTCGCCAAGCTCTGCGGTAAGTTCTTTAGTTGACTCGCGCAGGTCGCGTAGCTTTTGGCCTATGGCTTCGGTTTTTTGTGCGTGGCGGCTTAGGCCACTGCGGCTAATGGTTGCGCCCTCGTCTAAGCCTGACTCAATAATAAGGGTATTTACGGCGTCGAGTATTTCGCCCTGGCTAAAGCGTTTGTCGCGTAGCATTGAGTCGAGCTGCTTTTTAATGTCTTCTGGGAGCAGATCTACCTTGCTGGGTTGGCCTCTGCGGATTGACTCGCTCATAGTTAACCTCGTGGCCCAGGGCGTTTAATGCCAGGTACTACACTTATGCCCTCGGCTACGTCGATGCCTGATTGCGTAATACGGGCTACCCATGTGTTTTCTGTGAGTTTATCGAGTGTTATATAGCCGTTTTGCTCTAACCAATTGAGTAAGGTTTTAAGCTGATCACGACTGCAACCTAGTGCATAGCGTTGTAATACATCGGCTAGCATGCTGGTGTTAGCGCCAAAATCGGCGGATTCTTTTAGCGTTATAAGTATGCTAATTCGTTGGTGCTCGGCTTGAACTTGTAACATTGCCATGGTGGTTTTTCCTATGGGTGGGGCTTAAGGGCTGGCACGGCTTCTTCTACTGGTTCGCCGCATTTCATGCAGCAATACAGCGTGTAATCGGTTATGCCTTTATTAAAATCGTTGGTGGTAACAACCTGAGCGTGTATGTTTTTATAACAAGCCTCGGTTTTATCTGTGCCTGTAAGTACGGTGATTTTTGCACCGCATTGGCACTTGTCGTTAACTATCGCCATTTCGCGTGCCTCTGAGTTCGTTTTCCATTAGTAAGTCGGTTAAGCGTTTTATGTCGGTGAGCTGTGGGTTAAGGCCGTCTATTTTTACGCTTACTTCTAATAGGCGTTTGTCTAGGTCGTGTATGTCGTCGGCGTTGGGCAAGTCTTCTATTGTTTTTTCTACGGCACTTAAACGGCTTTCTAACGCTTTAGATACAACCTCATGGGTTGTTTTAGTTACAAAGGTGCTGCGCAACCATGCCAGTGCGCTTGCCCCAATAATGGCAATACCTACGGTTAAAAATGCTTTCCACCATTCCAATATAAAATCCATGCTAGCGCCTATAGTGCTGTTGTTGTATTTCAATGAGCGATTGGCAATCTACACAGGTACTACAGTTTTTAACCGCGTCACGGCGTTGTTTTGGTATGTCTATGCCACACTCTTGGCAGTGCATAAACGCTGCACCGGACGTGTTTGCTTTTTCGCGCTGAATTGATAGCGCGGCATCGAGTAAGTGTTGTTCTATTTTTTGCGCGTCGTCTAATTTGCTCACTGCGGTTTCCTTACTTTTTCAATGACGTTTTTAATGCTTTGCTTAACGCTTGGCGCGGCTTTTTCAACTGAGCGGCCAATAACATAACCACCTATACCAAGTTGCAATAAATCCCATGCTTGCTCTGATAAGCGAAACGCTAATAGACCGAATGAATCAAGGCACACCAACACTAAGAACGTAAGCATGGTGATAGGCCGCCAGTTACGTTGAAGCCAGCTTTCACCTTTGGCTTCGGCGGTAATAATTTGCGATTGTGCCTCTAGCACTTTGCCTTGTAGCTCGACAATTTTGCCCTCAAGCTCTAGCACTTGGCTTTGAGCTGCGTTTTCAATGCGCTTGAGTTCGTTGGTAACGGCTTGGCGTTCTTCGTCGCTAGTAAAGAGATCATCAATTAAATTGGTGATTGGCTCGACCACGTTAAACCAGTTTTTAATTGCCATTAGACTCTCCAAAGCGTTTTTTAAGGGCTTCACGGGCGTTTTTGTAGCTTTGCTGGCCGTCTACCCGCAGATGTATGTCGATGGCTCTAACCGATTGCCAGCCTTTATTAAAGTGGCTTTGCATAGTGCCGCAATGGCTGTGCATTGGTATTTTGCGGGGGTCGAATGGCATGTTGTGCATGCGCGCATCAACTTCTAATTCCATGCGTTTCTCGCGGCCTTTTAGATATGACCAATCCCAATTTTTACCCATTAGGCCACCCCGCTTAGCTGGTTTACTGCAAATTCGGTTACGTGGGCTAAGCGGTTATACCAGCCCTCTAGGTTTGGTTTTTGGCTTGAGTCGTTTGCACAAATGCGGGCGTACTTTCGGCCACGGTTTACGCTGAGCAATACGGTTAGGCTAAGGGCTTGACGCTGTAGGATAGCGGCTAGGGTTTTTGGCCCCATGCGACCATCGGGCTTTGAGTTGACTAATCGCTGGGTTAATTGGGTCATGGCGGGTGCGCCGTGCTGTACTGCGCCATCTAGCAGCATAAAGTCAACCCCTGCGGGGCTTTGCTCGCAGTGCATGGCGTGCCAATAATCACGATGATACAGGCTTAGCGCTTTAGCAAGCGTTAGGTTTTTAATATCTACCGTTGGGTAAGCGCGCTGGCTTATGCCGTATTTGGTAAGGCCGCCACGGTCTGATGCTACGTTATTTAACCCACCATCGCTGCGCAAGCCTCCCTCCAAATACAAGATAGGTAATATGCACTGGGCAAATTTAAGCGAGTACGGGGCCAGTGCAGCTTGCACTTCAGGGGATTGTTTAAAGTAAGTTAGATTGAGGGTTGGAGACATACCGAAAAACCTTGTTGTTTTTCGGTATTGTGGTTAATTAGGCTTTATTAGTGGCCGTGCGGGATTTCGGGAATTACGCCATATCAAGATTATTTGCTAACTCAACAACATCTTTATATTTCTCTATATTTATTTCAACGTTGTTAAAGCACTTTGATATTCGAATCATCAAATCGTAATCAGGCTCTGAACCTCCTATGGTCTTCCCCTGATTACTGATTAAACTATTAATTAACGTTTCGAAAGGTCCATATTGCCTATTCCTAATCGCTGATAAATAATGTGCGAAATTAAAACTAATGGTAGACTTAAGGTACCCTGAAATTATTTTCCCCATATCATGCGACTTTTCAGCTATTTCGCTCTCCTGCTCTTCATTACTAATATTAATTTTCACATTCGATAAAGCTTTTTGTAACTCAGATAAATTCGTATTGAATCTGATATTTGTGTATTGATTATTAATAATTTCATAGAGAAATGTATCGTACTTTTCTTTACTATGACTCAATAAAGTTATCATTACTAACAATACACTGATATCAACTTTTACATTTACAAGTGATAAGATAGAAAATTTCAAGCGATTAATTATTTTTATTGCCTCTCTGGGCGCCAGTTCAAAAGCATTGAACAACGACACAGCAAAACTTAAAAGCTTTTCTTTAGTGTCTTCAACAAACGGAAAAAGCACCACATTTTTATCATCTAAATAGTCAAACTCTAAAAATTTTGTTTCACAATGTGTTAATAGCATTTCTACAGATAAACTTGTTCTTATAAAGTACTTACTATCAAAGAACCGATTTAAATATGACTCAGCGTTAAAGCCAACTCCATATACTGCTTTTACAGTGTGTTGTAGTTCTTTGGTGTTCGTTGCCACTATGAAAACAAGCCCTGGTATATCAAAAACATGCTTTATTGCTTCTAGCATTTCTACTGCATAAGTTGGCTTACACCTATCTAACTCATCAATAAAAATATAGGCGGGATAGTCTATTATGGCCGTCCGACTTTTATCTGAAGGGTTTTCTTTAACTAGTTTTACCCAATCTTTTATAGATTTACTCAATGCTTCTACATTTTGTTTGTGGCTTTTGTGTTCGCTATAAAATTGACTAAGTATCGCTTCACCAGCAGCAGCAAAATTAATTTCATTTTTTTTACTATCACTTGGCTTGCTAGCATCATCACATTTAGGGTCTGTTGTTTCAGCTTCACTATCAGATGAAAAAACACTTAAATCAAAACCTAGAAACTTTTTCATTACAGCACTTGCAACTTTAGGTGCTGCTTTTTTAAGTACATCACTTGCTTTATCGATTGCAGACTGAGTGTCTTTTAGTGATGTTTGCTCTTTTAATTGTTCTAGCAACTCAGTTAGCACGGTAATTAAAGGAGATTCTAGATAATCAGTTGACCATGCATCAATATAAACGACTGGATGGTCTTGCTTTAATGAGTGAGCCCACCGCTTCAAAAAATAAGTTTTGCCAGCTCCCCAATCAGCATTTAAGTTCAAAACGTGACTTTTAATACTGTTAATGTCGCCCCCTCTTTTTGGATTTACCTCATTATTGATCGTTTTAGTGAGAAAGCTTGCATGCTTTGCTCTATCAAGCAGATCCGGTGGTAATTTCTCTTTGAGGAAGGGTATTTCACTATCCCAGTTAAATCGACTCATGTAATATCCCTTTTATTGTAATCATGCATAACTATAAACAAAAGGAATTAGGATGTCTTCAATATCAGAAGTTTATAACTCAACTAAAACAGCCATGCACGAGAGATTGTCTCACCCAATCTTAGGTAGCCTAATTATATTTTGGTTTATTTTTAATTGGAAAGCAGTTTTATTTGTAGTTTTTAGTGATGAAAATATGCTTTATAAATTTAAGTGGGTTAACGAAACCCATACAAATATAGCTCATAATTTCGGCTACCCAATATTTTGCGCGTTTGCTTTTACGATATTGCTCCCTTTAATCGCTCTGTATTTAAAAATTTTTACAAACCAATTGAATTTATGGAGCTTTAAAATTGACTTTCGTTTTAAGAAAGCTGTTGAAGCACTTAACAAGAGCTATTCTGATAATGATATTGAAACCGTAGGAAAAATAAGCCAAGAATTGGATGATACTAAAGAAGCTTTGAACGCCTTACAGACTGACTTTAATAATGAGTTAGATAGATTAAAAAAACGTTTTAATATGTTTACACCTTTAATGCTTGAAACTGAAATTCCTCGAAATCTATTAAACAAACACTTAAATAGTAAAGAATTATGTAAATTGGATGTTTTAGTAGCACTTTACAATACCGATGGCAAAACTCTCAATATCGCAGAACTCTTAAATAGAGACGATAATTTAAGCAAAGAACTTCTAGTCGAAATCTTGAAAGAGTTTACATACAGAGGAGTAGTTGAGTGTGATAACGATGCCTATGATTATCCTGGTACGTTCGTAGAGCTTTTAGACGACGGAGTATTAGAGATTTTAGACCTGAGAGCCAAAGTCATATCGGAAGAGATGGACCTTACCAATAATATTAATTTACCTAGTTTAGTTTAAAGCTATTTAAATTTTAAAAAGCCGCATTGCGCGGCTTATAAATTCATTAACCAAGATTACTAAGATTTTGCTTCATCCGGTGGGCATTATCTGCAAGTACCGTAGCGATATCACTTAAGCCTATTGGTACATTATTACTATTGGGGAGACTTGCAAGCTCTGCAAATAAAGATAAGGTGACTTGAATGTTGTGTAGCTCATTTAATGCCTGCTCTTTTAATTTGTTATCCATTACCAATTCCTAAAATATAACAGCAAGGGTTACTACATTAAAAACGAACTTAAACAGTATTTTATAAACTTTAGCTGATTAGCTTTTACCCATGCTGTGTACTTTTAACTTTTTAATGATAGTAGTGCAAAAATAATCAACTTTTTTATAAGCTCTATCCATCAAGTTACCTTTTGTATAAATCCTTGCAGAAAAAGTACGGGTAGCAGCAAACATGAATTTAACCTGTTAAATCCCTTAACTTTTGCTGTAACTCAGTAATGCCTTTTAGCAGCAGGTTGGGCTGATGTATAAGCATAAACTCTAGGTCTTGTGCTGTTGTTTTTTCAAGCGCTGCGGTCGTTTTAGCTATGAGCGGTGCGCCTACTTCGTCTATAAATTTGTTTTCGTCTTGCATAACATGCAGCTGTATTTGTATGTCGGTGTGCTGTTCTTGCAGTGTGCCCAGTAGTACGTAATTATTTGGGTGCTTACCCTCTAACATATCGACTATTAGCGTATCGACGTACTCTACGGCCTCAGCGGCTACGTTAACCGCTTCACTCATTGGGGCTTTTTTGGCTGGGTTAATCATTTAAAATAGTCTCCTTTGGCGGCGCTCGGTTTCTACAATGCGCTGGTGCTGGATTATTTCAGCTATACGCCGCTCTGTTAGTTTAAATTTATTGGCAAGCTGCTCGATGTTGTTGCCTTTATATTCTTGCCATATTTGTATGTCGCGCAGCGCGGCTTTTAGACGTTGGTCTGTGGGTATGTATACGTCGCGCCCACCAAAGTAATGACCTATTGCTAGGGTTATGGCCTCGCCTACCCCTTGCGGATTGTTTACACTGGCTTTAGTTAACTGAGACTCAATAAGTAGTGCAAGCGATTGTAGGTTGCTAGGCCAGCGTTTACGTACTTCGGCTGCATCCTCGGTAGATAACTTGCTCAGGCAGTCTTGCAACTGCTCTACGCTTTCGCCAAACAGCTCTGATTGGAGTTCTTTTTGATTAGTCATTATTACCTCTGGGTTGCTCTTTGTTCGATTCACGCTTTTGCCACTGCTTAAGTGACTCCAGTACTTTAAGCGCTTGTTGTTGAGTTAAAAACTGGGTGTGATAACTTACGTTTGCCCCCACTTTTGCGCGGTTTAACATGCGGTTTACGTAGGCATCTAGGGCGGTTTCTGAGCCATCACGTACAATGTTTTGTTTGTGCATGCTGATCCAAATTGCGCGTATTTTGTTTATTTCGCCTAGCTGCTTTGCTGATGATTTAGGGCTTAAACGGCGTTTAGCCTTGGCTTTAAACCCTGCTTTTTCAAAGTGTTCTAACACTTTGTTTAGCTCTGACAGACTCATTTGGCTGCATGACGTTTTACCCGCTGAGCCAAGTAATGCGGCGCGGTAGGTGTCGTCGTCTAGCCCTAGTTGCCCTTTTGCTATGTGAATGAGCTGTATCAGCTTTGCTTTAGTCATTTTTAAACTCTTCTAGCTGCGCGCGTAGGGCTAAGTAGCCTTGGCCTATTAGCTGGGCTTCTTGGTCTGTAAATACGCGGGTGTCTACTGATAACTGGTGTGAGCACTCTAAAAACTTAACTAGGGCAGCAAGCTGTCTTAGCTCTAATTCTGGTTTTACGATATAGGCCATGTGACCTCCTTTTGTTGTTTGCTGTTTATCAAAGTGCTTTTTGCTTTGGGTAAAACACTTTGATAAAAAGCCGCGTCCGTGCGCGCTTTTTAATGGTTTAGCTGGTGTGGTTTACGCTTTTTTGCTTAGGCGGGTTAATGCCTACCAGCTGGCTTTGCACTACAAAGCTGATGTTTTGAAACACAAAGTTGATGTTTACTGGCTCTTTGCTTTGCGCCACTAGGTTTAAAACTGTTTGTAGGTCGCTGTGTTCGTTTACTTGAATTGTTGATTTAACGTCCATGATGCGCTCCTTACAGCTTGGCTATGTCTAGTGATATGGCGTGTTCTTGCTCGCCTATGGTTTCGTAAAAACGTATAAAGCGCGTTGAGTCCATTACCAGTATTGAGTCGGCTATAATGTCCATTGCGCGCTGCCATTTTCCGGTTTCGTCGGTGATATTTAAGCGGCGTAGGCCGAGTACTTTTTGCACTGAAACTTTGCCTTTTTTGTCGGTGGCAAAGGTTTGCTCAATAATGAGTTTTAGGTTTTCGTTTGCGCCCTCGCTCCATTCATTTAGGCATTCGTCTATTAGGTCTTTTGCTATTATTAGCTCTGGCCCCAGCTCTATGCTTTCTTGCACTTGCAGGGTTACTTTTTGCTTGTGATCAAAACTGCGTAAAGTGACGTTGCCTTTTGTGCCGCCCAGTTCTACTGCGTACTCTTGTGCTAATAAGCCTATGAATGCGTCAAACTCGCTCATTTGCTCTTTTTTAAAGGCGGCTAATGCTTTGCTTTGCTCTTTGGCTTTGGCTATGGCCGATTGCACAAACTCATGGCGAATTATGTCGGCTGGGCGAATCGCTTTAAGTGGCACCTGGTGGCCTTTGTGATTTTTTAAAAACTCTTGTGACATGGTGGTTACCTCTCTATAAAAATGATGATTTGGCCGTGTAATTTTGCTGGGCGAACTTGGCGGGTTTGCCCGTTTTTGGTTTCGGTTAGCACGGGTAAATGTGCTGGGGCTTTTCCTGCCACTTCGATTACATGGCGACTAAAGCCTTTGTGTGAGCTGATAATTTGCAGCCCTTGTTTTTGTAGCTCTTTAAGTACGTTGCGTAGTTGCATGGTTATTTGCTCCCGCATATTTTTGAGTTTGGGCAACCATTGCGACACGCTTTATATAGCGCGACGCGTACATGGTTAGTGGCTGCGAACTTTCTTGATTGATGTTCTAGGCATTGGTTTAGCGGTATTTCGTCTAGGATTGGACAAATTACCGTTGATGCCATAAATACGCCCTCTACACGCTGCTGTATTACATGTGTAGAGGCTTTGTATTTATCGTTTACCACTTGGCTTACTGTGGCTTTACTTACGCCTAGTTTTTCGGCAACGCTGCGCATGCCTTGCTTTGCTACTTCGTCTTTTAAAACCTGTAGCCAGTTAGCTATTGAAGTCATGCGCTTCTCCCAGTGTGACGGGGGCTATTTTTACGGTTTTACGTTGCACGGCGTTAAACTCAACTAGCTCGTTTGTGTTTGGGTCGAATACGCCTGTTGCTTTTGGAACGGGGCGCTTTGGACCGGTATTTTTAAGCATGCGGTATATGGTTGACTCTCCTGCTCGCTCAATGACTGAGCCTGTGCGCGGGGCTGATTTGACAACAAATATGTACCCTGCTTTTTTTAAAATTGAGATATATGAACGCGCAGAGGCTACCGATATGTCGGCGGTGCTTGCTACTTGCCCTGCGTCAAATTCATTTAGGATTCGCATTGATTGCCACATGCGCTGTCTCCCTGAGTTTTTTTGTTTTGCATCACTGTTTTTTGGTTGTTTAAACGGCTTGTATTGGGCGTTTAAAACGGTGTAGGTGATGTGTTCGTAATCAACATTTTCAGCTATGGCCTTTGCTGCTATTAGGCGTTTTGCAAAGGCTTTTAAGCTGTCGAGTGTTGTGTGCTCTATGGCATCGCGCACTTGTTGCAATGAGAATGTTTTTAGGATTCTCATTGCTTGCCATGCGTCTTGTAATTGTGGGCGGCTCACTGAATCTCTCCTTACGCTTTTTTAAGGAAAAATTCTTTAGAACCCCACTGCTGTAGGTCGATACTGGTTAGGCCGTTTGCCAGTGCAAAGGCTTCTATTTTTGATAGCCCTGTGATGATGCGACGCACTTCGCCGTCGGTGTCGCTGAGCAGCTGGCTTAGTAGGTCGTCTTGTATTGTGAGCGTTGGCTCTATGACTGCGTTGACGATAATTTGCAGGTCTTCGCGTTGGGTTGGCTGAAACTCTAGCCATTCTGATATACGGTTATAAAATTGACGGTGACGCTGTAATTTGCGGCGCACTGATTCCATACCAATAAGTACTACTGGGCAGTTAGTTAGGTCGTGAATATCGCGCACGATTTCGAGTGTGTTTTTGTCGTTTAGTAGGTAGTCAGCCTCATCTATAAACAGTGGGCGATTGTGTATTGCCATGTGCTCTATGATGTAGTTAAGCATGGCTTCACGGGTGTAAATGTCTGGGCCGCTTAGCTCTTTAACTATTTGGCGTAAAAGCTGCGCTAATGTCATGCCTGATGTGGCACGTATGTAGATGCCGTCGCAACGATTAACCAACCATGCTGTTGCTGTGGTTTTGCCAAGACCTGGATCGCCGTAGATTAGGCCAATGCCTGGTACGCCATGCGCGCGTTGGTTTAGGGCTTCTACCATCATTTGTGTTGCTACTACGTTGCTTACGATTGCTATTTTAGTTTTCATGGTTTTTCCTTTTACTATTTATGTAATTGAGTTGGTGCAGCGGGTGCTGCGTTCATGTCGCTTAGTAGGTCGTCTAGGCGTTTTGATGATGCGCGATTGTTTTGCTCCCATGTGTTTAACCAGGTTGCATCTACTTCGCTTAACTGATTTGTTAGGCGTTGTTTTTTATGAAACATGGCTTTGCTTTGTGGGTTGTCGAATAGCGGCGTTGGGTTGACGTTTGCTATGGCGGTTTCAATTTCTAACTGCTTACGACGTTTTTCAAATTCGCTTAATTGCTCGTCGCTAAAGCCGACTGCTGGCTTGCTGTCGAGCGCTTTTGTAGCTGACTGCGTTATGACGTTGGTGTGATCAACCGACTGTTTAGGCAGTGTTGCAAGCGCTTTGTTTTGGGTTGTGTAATGCCCTAGCACTTCGTTTGCTATGTCTGAAACGTTGACGCTTTTAGCGGTCTTTTTAAGCTCTTTAAGCTTGCGTGATGTTTCGGCTGATTGGCTGCGTTTTGCATGGTGTGCTACGTCTTGACGTGTCATGCCTGCTGATTGAATTTCGTGGTCTACTGCGATACAGATAAATTCGTTATTCATGCGATTAAATACGTAAATACGGCCTACGTTTTTAGGGTCCCATTTGCATAGCACTTCATCGCCTACGATTGCGCCAAGTTCTGGGGCAATATAGAACCCGCCACTTAGTTTAATGCCCTCTTTACCTACCATGCGTAAACCACGATTTGAAGGTATTGGCTGTAGCATTACATCTAGCAAACGCTCGTCTTTGATCACTTTGATTTGGTCGCGACTTGCTGCGAATAAATCGAATGGTGTTTTGTTGCCTATGTTGCTGTGCGGCTTGTGGTGGTAACGGTTGTCTATCCAGTTATCTACGAACTCTTGCAGCTGCTGCGCGGTCATGTTGATTTCGATAGCTGATTTATCACCGCCCTGCTTTGCTAATAGGCGCTGTGCAAAGGTTTTGCGCGCTTCTATTGCTTGGCGTTCTGACACGTTGTGACCTATGTAACCGGTTAATAGCTCGGCTATGTCGTGCGAGAACGTTTTGAAAAAGCGCTCTATGTAGGGCTTTTCTTCACCTGAAAACGGGCGTGTTGTTTCGTGCTTTATGTCGAGCGCGTCAAACACACTCTTGATTTGTATTGAGGTGTAGTCTTTACCGTTATCGGTGCGGGCTATTTCGGGTATGCCCCAATCGAGTATTGCTTTACGGATAACTAAACAGATACCGGTGCTGTCACTGGTTGGGTGAATAACGACTTTTGCACGGCGGCTAAATACGTCGATAATTCCGATTAGTGAGTGGCGGCCATCGGTTAGCATTACGTCTGATGGGGTTGAATCGAATTCCCATAATTGGTTAAGACGTTTTACGTTTTCGTCCATTTTACCCATGGCGCTCATATACTTGTTTTTCCAAGCATCTGGGTTTGCCATTTTGGTATAAAGTGCGCTGTTTTCGCGCTTCCAACGTGTTAGCCAATCGCGGATTGTGGTTTCTGCTGGTAACGATTTACCTACTTGATAAAAACGAGCAATTAAGCCCTCTTTTATTTGGGTGGCTTTTACGTGTGGGTATTCGTAGATCATGGCTATGCAAAAATCGGCTAGCTCTTTGTCTGAGTCGATGATTGATTTGCCGGTACGCTTAGGCTTTAAAGCAAGCCCTGCTATACCTTTTTCAGCTACGGTTTTTTGCCAGCGTATTAATGAATTACGCGACACTGACGGTATAACAGATTTACACTCTAATACGTCTTCAATTAAACCTTGGTTATAGCGCTCGCTAAAAAGTTTTAAGCCAACAATTTTGCCTAGTTTGTTTGCACTTATATATGCGTCTGCTGCATTTAATATTTGCACTTTGGCGCTTGCTTTTGGATCGATTTTTTCTAATCCAGCTAAGGTTTTTAGGTTTGATTGGCGTTGGTGATCAATTAAATCTTTGTCTAGGCTGTTCACTTTTTCGTTAACTGCTAGGTAAGATGCACCGCTTTTAGACGCTGGTGTATCCATTGATTTAATAATAGCCTCTTCCACTTGTATACGAACATATACAGGCAAATCGCTAAGCGCGTATTTTCGTACTTTGCCACCACGGCTAGGTACTTCTGTAAAAGGCCAGTTTTCGTTTTTAGCTTTGATTTGAATGCTGCGCTTACTAAATAGTAAGTAATCAGCAAGTTGTTTAGCTGTGTAGAGTTCCATAATTTACACCCCGTTCATCTTACGACGTCCGAGCTTACGATTTGGCTTGCCATCTTTACCGTAGCGCTCAGGCCATATTTCACAGGCACTTACGCCGATTACATCGGCAATGATTCGCTCTATAGCTGGGTAGGGTCTGTGTAATGCAGTTTGCACAGCATTTGAGGTGTAGCCGCGACTAAAAGACAACTGGCGGCATGACCAACCCTCATCCTCTAGCGCAGCTTTTATATCTGCTTTTGTCCAACCTGGACATTCTATGCTATCCATTTAAGCCACCTTTTTGTTGTATATGTTTGTATCCATGAACACAAGCATATACATACATTTATATACATTCAAACTATTTTTTATACGAACGTATACATGAAAGGTTAAGCTTTTGATATTTAATATTATTTATTTTTTATTAGGGGGGATCGCGGTTCGCGCTTTAAAGTGCGAAAGATCGCACTTGATAACACAGACTGTGTAAATTTTTTATTTTGTATGCACTCGCATGTGTGCTTAAATATATATACATCAATCATCCGAACACAGACTTGCTGATAAATGGCTGCATTCAACGACTATTTAAAATCGTTACGGGAACAAAAAGCCCTGGACATAGGCACTGTTGCTAAACGCATTGGAGTGCATAGACATACTCAGTCAAATTATGAGGGCCATAGAGATCCCCCAATTGATTACTTGGTTGATTTTGCAGAGGTGGTGGGTGTGCCTTTTACTGAGATTCTTAAGAAACGCCTGGATGATTCAAAAGCAAATGAAGAAGCTGCTAAAAAAGCTATTAGTTCTTTAAACGCAGTAAATTCAACCGATAACAAAGTTTTTGATAATTCACTTAAGTACAAAACTAGCAGTGAATTACTGCAAGTGAAACTTGGTGAGCTTTCACATACTGCTGTGCCTATGGATGCAACCGTATACATTGACACCTGCAACAAGAACGTGGCACCTGATGCTATGTATGGCTTTCTAAACCCAATGACCGGTTGTTACTTCGCAGCTAAGCTAGCGTTAACTGATGCACAGCTTAGGCTTGTGTTTGATAACGCAAAGCGTAAAGATGCTGAATTTAATATTGAGGGTGGTAGTACTGAATCGCACTATATTTTGAAGACTCTAGGGCTTTTAGGTAGGGTTATTAAGGCTGAGCTTATTTTTTAG